GAGCACCGGCCAAAGGACTATCGCGCAACGTCCCCAGCGGTAGACCAATTCCCCGTTCCAGTTCTTGACAAACTGGAGCGGGGAAAAGGGACGCAGGCAACCGCATGATGTGGGGCGTAAATGACGACGCTACAAAGCTACATCACATCAACCCGCCGGTTGCTGCACGACGCTAACGCGAATTTTTGGACAGACGAAGAGCTGACCGATTACATTAACGACGCCCGAAATAGGCTCGTTCGTGATACCGGTGTTAACCGTTTGATACAGACCAGCACGGTAGTTAAAAACCAAGAAGTGTATAACTTCTCGTCTCTGCCACAGGGATCGCTGACGCTCGACATTGTGAACTTCAATTTGTATTGGGGAAACTCACGAGTGCCGCTGCGCTATCAGCCGTGGACCCAATTCAACAGCCAGTTGCGTTATTGGCAAAACTATATCGGTCGCCCCATCTGCTATTCGATTTACGGCAGCCAAAGTTTCTATGTTGGGCCTATGCCGGATCAGACCTACACCATTGAGTTGGACACCATTGTTCAGCCGACTGATCTTGTTGCATTAAGCGACGTGGAGACTATCCCGTTGCCTTACACGCAACCTATTCCTTACTACGCGGCTGGTACTGCCAAATACAAAGAGCAGAGCTACGGCGAAGCGGAAATCTTTAAGCAAGAGTACATCAAGAAGGTTCAGAACGCCCTTTCGACGGCGTTCCAACGCCGGATACCTGACGTTTATAATCAGGCGTACTGATATGGCAACATCGCCCGAACAAAAAAAGAACTACCAGGTTGTTAAATCCTTCAAGGGGATGAACACGCGTCCAAACAGGACTGCGTTGGACAACGAGGAGTTTTCTTGGCTTGAGAACGTTCAGCCAATTGGGTTTGGCAACATCAAGGCCGTGAACACGTCATCTGCTATTCAAGTGAGCGGTTCAAATCTGGCATGGGCCAATACGGTAGCCTCGATTTATAGCTGCAACATCAAAAACATTGATTACGTTGTAGCTTTTGAAGTTAACGGCGGCGCTGAGTATTTTAGGCTTGATACCAACACAAAAGGCACGGTGGCAGCGGCTGGAACTTTCAGCGCATCTGGCGTTCGAATGAAGCAGTGGAAAAATGATCGCGCTATCATATCTGATCCTAGCAAAGGGTATTATACCTGGGACGCAATTGATTTGATATTTATTGGGTCTGTTGGAACTGTCGGCATTACCGCAACTGGATCGGGATACACAATTCCGCCAGACGTAATTGTAAGCGCGCCTAACCAATCAAATGGCGTTCAAGCGACGGTTCAAGCTTCAATTTCCAATGCCGCCAGCACAATCATAAATATCAACATTACTAATGGCGGAACGGGGTACACAAGCTTTCCAACAGTTACAATTGACCCTCCGGCCAACCCATACGGCGTTCAAGCGCAAGCCTACGTCAATAGCATAAGCGCGACTGGCGTTATTGGCGGCATCACAATTTCAAACCCTGGATATGGGTACTCGTCTGCTCCCGCTATAACGTTTTCAAGCGGGGCTGCTGCTGCAACGGCTGTTGTTGGGTCTGGACTTGTCACCAGCCTATCAATTACCAACGCTGGGTCTGGTTATACCAGCGCACCAACATTGACGTTTTCCGGCGGGGGTGGGGGCTCTGGCGCCGCAGCGGTGGCCGGGCCGCTTACGTTTGCTGTTGGAACAATTGGCGTCATTGTGAACACCAGTGGAGCGAGTTATGGATCTACTCCAACCGTAGTTTTTACGGGTGGCGGATACAGCAGAATAGCCCAAGCGACGGCTATTGTCTTTGGCGGTCTTGTTGTTGAAGTTGTTGTGACCGATCCTGGCGCTGGATACACCTCTGCGCCCGCTGTTAGCTTCAGTGGCGGGTCTCCAACAACTGCGGCTACGGCTACCGCATTATTGACCAGCAACACACTGTCTGACGTTGCCAGCTTTCAAGGCCGTACATGGCTATCTCAAGGACGCACGGTCTTCTACAGTGCGGCGGGAACCTACAGCGATTTTATCAGTGTATCTGCCGGTAACGTTCAAATCACTGACGACACGTTGCACAGCAATATCTCTGCTTTGATCTCGGCTAACAATTTCCTTTATGTGTTTGGTGACGACAGCATCAACGTGTTTTCGGACGTTCGCGTCACGACTACCGGCAACACGCTGTTCACCAACACAAACGTTTCGGCATCAACCGGATCAGTCTACTACGACGGAATATTCCCGTATTTTCGCTCGTTGTTGTTTATCAATGACTACGGTATTTTTGCTTTGATTGGTGCAACGGTCAGCAAAATTTCTGATGCTCTTGATGGCGTTTTTCCGCTGCTTGATTTTACGCAACCGGTGTCTGGCGGGCAAGTTCTTGTCAACAATATCCTGTGTGCCGCATTCAACGTCTATTACAACGATCCTGTTCAGGGAACGCGCCCCATTCAACTTGTGTTCTTTGATAAAAAATGGTTTGTGAGCAGCCAGGGAACATTAAAGCGTGTGACCCCCGTATCTACGTCTAAAAAACTTTATCTTTATGGAACTGGAGGGACAGACTTGTTGTCGCTCTACAGCGATAGCGTGTCTAGCATCAGCTCTAAAATTCAAAGTGCATTGTGGCCCATGCAGGACACGATCCGCACAAAACAAGCTCTCAAATTTGCGGTTGAGGTCACATCAAGCATTGTTGTGGTGCTTAATGTTACTGTTGATAGTGAAACCAACACAAGCCCAACATATGTTATGTCCAATTTGATTTATTGGACAAATTATTTAGGCAACACAATTGCTTGGAAAAATAACTCTAACACCCTCATTTCTTGGGCAGGCGGTTCTGGTTATCAGCTCTACAAATCTGATGCCCAGCAATATGGGAAATATCTTGGTCTTACGATAACATCGTCCAACCCATCGTTCACGCTTAACACGATGGAAATGGAATACGAACAAAGAGTGAGGTTCTAATGGCGCTCCCAATCACAATCCCATACACGTTTGCAAACGCAACGTCTTCCATTCCACTGTCCAATCTGGACAGCGATTTCACTACTGTTACTAACGCCATTAACGGTATTGGCAACGGAACGGTTGCCCTTACAGCCCTACAAGTTAGTGGAAATGCAATTGCTTCTAACTTTGCATTTGGGACGACAACAGCAGTTGCAGGATCAATCGGTTCTGACACGGGTTTTGCTGGACCCCGTATTACTTTTTATGGTTCAACATATGTGACTACTCCGGGGCAACTTTCTTTAACAACCGCTTCCGCGCCAATAGTTTTTGGAACATCCAATGTTGAAGTCATGCGCATCAACAGCAGCGGTGCTTTGCTGGTGGGGACAGCAACTGTAAATTACGCCAACAGTGGCGTAACAGTATCAACAGATGCTGGTACTACAAAATGGTTAGTTGGACCGTATACTGGATCAGGTACAACCTTTTTAATTTCGGCAGCGTCTGGCTTTGGCGTTTACCTTGCAAGCACAAGCGCAACATCATGGTCTTCGCTTTCTGATGAACGCACCAAAGACATCATTGAGCCTATTAGTGATGCTGTCGCTAAGGTAACTTCTCTTCGCGCCATTATTGGATCATACAAAAATGATGAGACTAAGAAGCGTCGCGCATTCCTTATAGCGCAAGATGTCCAAAAAGTTTTACCAGAAGCGGTTGATAGCAATAAGCCAGATACTCTTGGGCTTGCATATACTGATGTCATCCCACTGCTCGTTGCCTCCATCCAAGAACTGTCCGCTAAAAATGACGCGCTTGAGGCTCGCCTCGCTGCTCTGGAGGCTAAATAATGTCCATAACAAACACTTGGGTCATCGAACAGATGACTTGCTATCCCACCTACGAGAGCCAGACGGATGTGGTGTTCAACGTCGCTTGGCGCGTCAACGCTACTAACGTCACTTACAGCGCCACATCCTACGGCACTATAGGCGTCACCTATGAGGCTAGTTCGCCCTACACTCCCTATGCTGACCTGACGCAGGATCAGGTGATCGGGTGGGTTCAGGGGTCTATGGGCGCAGAGCAGGTCGCCAGCATTGAAGCTGGGCTTGCCACCAACATTGCCAATCAAGTCAACCCCCCGGTGGTAACACCCAAGCTTCCTTGGAGCGCATAATGGCAGTCAGCGGCGCTTACACAGTAACGGGAAACACCGTTAAATTGACGGCGGCAACATCTGCGCCCACTCCGGTGCAGTGCCCCTCTGTCACGCTTGGCGGGAACCAGTACCGCATCATCAACGCATCGACAACGCAGGGATGCTTTTTGTCATTTGCATCAGATGCTGCAACAGCAACATCCAACTGCGTCATTCCTACTGCGGGAAGCTCAACACGCACGTTGTACATCTTGCCTAGCACGGATGAAGTGGTGTCGTTCATCCCAAACGCCTACTTCACTGCAATCACATCCGCGAACACGGCAGACCTTTACATTTCTCCTGGCGATGGAATGTGAGGAATAGATGCTCAAAGTTGCAAGCGGACTGGCAGGAGTTGGTAGCCTCAACTACCAAGGGACTTGGAACGCAAGCTCCAATGTACCCACGCTTACGTCTAGCATTGGCACCAAGGGCTACTATTATCTTGTCTCTGTTGCTGGCAGCACTAACCTAAACGGCATTACTAATTGGCAAGTGAACGATTGGGCCGTGTTTGATGGCTCTGTCTGGGAAAAAGTAGACAACAATACCGCTGTCATTTCGGTGAACGGACAGACTGGAGTTGTTGTCCTTGCGGCTACAGATGTTGGGGCAACTCCTAACACAACGTATGTCCTTGCTGG